AAGTTAATTGGGACGATCATGATTTATACAACACACTGCATATTGCATTTGAAAAACTATCAGGTGATTTTGACAACCCTACTAAATTTATAAAAATTGCACCCATGAACATAAAAGAAAATATCAGAGATTTAAATTTCTGTATACATGCACTAGAGCATAAACAGGATACACTAGACTCGTTGCCTATACAATGGACAAAGAAAAGAGAAGAAACATTCAGGATTAAACTAACAGACAAGGAATACGAACTATTTCAATTTAATCAAACAAAAAACGAAGTGTACCTAGCATATAACGAACTAGGAAAAAGTTATGTGGATTTATGGAAAGACGATTTACCTTTTGAATACACAGCAACAAAGAACAATCATTACATCGGTGCTGACATTGTGATAGCATTTACCAATAAAGAAAATATTTTTGAGCAAGGCTTTATTGATTGGTGTAAAGATAACGGCATCGATCCTTTGGCAAGGAAACACGGAATTGGTCTACTGCCAATTGGTAAAATAGAGTCTATGGACATAGAACATTTGACAAAAGACAGTAAAGCGAATATAATAATAGAAAGGAACTAAAAAAATGACAAAAGTATTTGACGCAACAAAGTTTAGAAAAAGTATCACAAAATCAATCCAGGGTCTAGGCATAGGATTCAGTGATCCAACAGATTGGATCAGCACAGGAAATTATGCATTAAACTATTTGATGACTGGCGATTTCAACAAGGGAATTCCACTAGGTAAGGTGACTGTACTTGCAGGAGAATCAGGAGCAGGCAAGAGTTACATAGCATCTGGAAACATAATCAAGAATGCACAGGATCAAGGTATATTTGTTATACTAATCGATACAGAGAATGCACTAGATGAGAAATGGTTACAAGCATTGAAAGTAGACACATCAGAAGATAAACTTCTAAAATTAAGTGTATCAATGATAGATGATGTAGCAAAAACTATTTCAGAGTTTATGAAAGGTTACAAAGAGCAACACGCAGACGACAAAGAAGGTGCACCTAAAGTGCTATTTGTTATAGACAGTTTAGGCATGATGCTTACACCAACAGACGTTAATCAGTTTGAAGCGGGAGACATGAAAGGCGACCTAGGTAGAAAACCCAAGGCATTAACAGCTCTTGTGAGAAACTGTGTTAACATGTTTGGTTCGTGGAACGTAGGTCTTATAGCAACCAATCACACTTACGCATCACAGGACATGTTTGATCCAGATGATAAGATATCAGGTGGACAAGGATTTATCTATGCAAGTTCGATTGTCATTGCAATGAAGAAACTTAAATTAAAAGAAGACCTAGATGGTAACAAAGTTACAGATGTGAGAGGTATAAGAGCCGCTTGTAAAGTCATGAAAACAAGATACTCTAAACCGTTTGAATCGGTACAGGTTAAGATACCATATGAAACAGGAATGAATCCATACAGTGGACTGGTTGATCTATTTGAGAAAAAAGGTGTACTAGTGCAACAAGGAAACAGACTGAAATACATTGATAAAGCAGGTAAAGAACACATTGACTTCAGAAAACAATGGATAGGTGATAAATTAGATATGCTAATGAAAGACTTTGAAGAAGAGACAGACTTCGCTGAAAAAGAAGACACTGATGCTCCTATTGAAGTTGACGTAAAACCTAAAACAAAAACAAAAAAAGATGATTAATAATGATTGATTTTACGCACGAAGATATCGAACGTCTTTGGAATTCCGTAGTACATTATGTACCCGAAAGACAAAAATTGGACATGGCTATTGACTTCATTAAAAGTTTAGAAGACATTGGTGTAGAACATGACGAATTAAAAGCGTCGGCAGAATACGATCCAAAACTCGAAGAAGCAATAGCAACTGTGTTCGAAGAAGAGGAAGTAGACGAAGACGGATACAGTGAAGAAGAATGATAAACTGGTACAACGAAGTAAGTAGAAATTTAGATAAGATACCAGACTGTGTTGCATACTTTGACAAGGAACTACTTGATGCAAGAAAGCAGTGCAAAATATACGGCAATCTTGAAAGAGCAAGTGCCTCATTACCAGGCATAGTTGAAGAAAGATTCAGTCAACTACAACAACTAGAAGCAATACTAGAATACCTAAACATAGAGTTACGAAGGCTGAGATCAAAGACCTTTAGAAAATACCTAGAAAATTACAACAGAGCACTATCAAGCAGAGATGCAGAGAAGTATGTCGACGGCGAAGACGATGTCGTAGACATGGACAAAATTATAAATGACTTTGCATTGATAAGGAATCAGTGGTTAGGCATCACCAAAGGTTTAGATCAAAAACAATGGCAAATAACAAACATTGTTAAGTTGAGGGTAGCGGGGATGGAAGATGCCGATATCAAATAACAGAATAATACTCACAGACGTAGACGGTGTACTCCTAGAATGGGAACACCATTTCACTAAATGGATGTTACAACGCACACTGTTCGACGAAAGAGGTGCAAGATATCATCCTCATAAACTATTAGCAGACAAACAGAACACGTACGAAATGGCCGAAAGATTTGGAGTTACTATACCTGAGATCAGAAAAGAGATCAGAGAGTTTAATCGAAGTGCCTGGATGGGTACACAACGACCCATGCCTGACTCTCAGACTTGGGTAAAACTATTAGCCGCAGAAGGTTGGACATTTATCCCGATAACATCTCAAACATCAGACATACCGGCACAGTGCTTACGTAAGAGGAGAATGGGAGAGCTGTTTGGCGAACATATTTTTTCGAATTACCACATATTAGGTACCGGAGCAGACAAGGATTCGGCATTAGCGGAGTTTCACAACACCGGGCTGTACTGGGTCGAGGACAAGCCAAAGAACGCTGTAACCGGGCTCAAATACGGTTTAAAGCCTATATTAATAGACCACCCATACAATCGAGACTTTGATCATCCTGAGGTCACCAGAGTAAATAATTGGCAAGACATACACGAGATTGTATCGGGAAGAAAATGAAAATATACATTGGTCATGACAGCAGAGAAGATATTGCATATCAAGTATGTGAACACTCAATCAAAAGAAGAGATCCGTCAGCAGAAGTTATTCCACTAAAACAAAAACAGATGAGGGATCAAGGACTGTACACACGTCCTGTGGATAAACTTGCATCAACAGAATTTACATTCACAAGATTTTTTGTACCATACCTAAACGACTTCAAAGGGTGGGCAGTGTTTTGTGACTGTGATTTTCTTTGGAAGATACCATCTCACGAACTTGCAAAATACTGTGACAACTCCAAAGCAGTGGTGGTTGTGCAACATGACTATATGCCAAAAGAGACTACAAAGATGGATGGGCAAGTGCAAACTGTGTATCCACGCAAGAACTGGTCAAGCATGGTGTTATGGAACTGTGAACATCCTAAAAATAAGATATTGACTCCCGAATTACTGAACGACGAATCACCAAAATTCCTACACAGGTTCAGTTGGTTAGAGGATAATGAAATAGGATCCTTGCCATTAGAATACAATTGGTTGGTGGGTTGGTACAAGGAACCTAGGGATGGCTCGCCAAAAATACTTCACTACACAGAAGGTGGTCCATGGTTTGATGGATATCGTGATTGTGAATATGGTGACGACTGGAAAAAAGAACTAATAAATCTTTTTAGTTCATAAAATCAAAAATATATTTTATCTATCTGATCAACATTTTCTTTCTGTTCGATCACTTCACTGTTATCGAATCCTAGTTGAAACATGTACTCGTCCATTTCATTTTCTGAAGGCATATCTGGGAACTGTTCGTCTTTGTGTACATTCACTTCTTGTATCACGTATTTGGCACGAGCGAATATGTCGGGAGCACCATTCATTATCATGATTTCTGCACCTTGAACATCTTGTTTGATCAAGTCAAACTGGGCATCCTTGCCAACCAATTGATCCAAAGTTTGCATCTGTCTAATCTCGTAGTCTTTGAAAATACCAAACACTGTTGAACCCTTTGTGTAGGTGACCTTCTTTTTGCTTCCCTTGTTTATTTCACGTAGGTACATTTTAACTTCTTTATTACTATCACCCAGCACTGCGATGTGATAATCAGGAGTAACGTTTTTTAACTTCTGTTCATGCTTAGGTCCCGCTTCAATGCAAGTGTAGTGTGCGTCTGGCCATATCTTCTTGACATTGTTCGTCCAAAAGCCATTCCATGCACCTATGTCCAAAATTTTAGTTGGATTAAAATTTTCTTTGTCTTTAAGTTTTTTTAAATGATCGTACATCATGCTTTGGTGTATACAATGTCCGGCCAGGATTTAATTAATATTTTGAATCCTAGAGACTTCAAGTATTCTTTTATATCTTTTTTACTACTACCGTATTTTTCACTGTTACCATTTAATTCTATCATCAGGTATTCAACATTTTCTAAAATCTTTTCCGCACCTTTGAGAACTTCCATTTCAAGACCCTCAACATCTATCTTAATAAAATCTATGTCCTTGTACCCCAAATGATCAAGTTTGTTTATCCAGATATCACCTTTTTCTAGCAACACTCTGGTGTTCTGTGTAGCACTTTCTTTTGTTAACTTTACGTGTCCGTCTTCGTTGCCCACTGCTTGATTGTAAGATTCGATGTGAGTATAAGGACTTATATTTCTTAGAAGGCATTCATAATGTATATTATTAGGTTCATAACAATGAATCTTTTTTGCATATTGTTGCATGGATAATGTCCACGTACCACACCATGCTCCTATATCAACTATGAGATCAAATTTTTTATTATGTTTTTTACACCACTCTATCAGTTTATCTAGACAGGTATCCTGCATATAAGGATGACCGTTTTCACGCCATTTTTTTATCTGTGCATCACTTGATGGCACCCATATACCATTGGATAGTTTTTCTATGCTCATAACAGTCCCTTGTCTAATAATATTTCAACTGCCTGTCCGTTCATTAGTTCCTCAGGAGTAAACTGTTGGTAAGCCAAACTGTACAACCATGGTTCAGGTCCAGCGTAAAAAGGATCCTCTATATCTTCTATGTTTAAATTACCCATTGGCTCTGCGAAACTTTTTCTATCACAGAACACAGGTACACCCATGCACACTGCCTCAACGGCACTTATGCTACAACTAGTCACACACGCCCAGGCATCTTTTAAATCCTCAGATAGGGATACCTTTGCCTCACTTGGTCCTGACGTACCCCTGCCCCTAGGTTTGTGTCGAATTCTGATTGGTCTGTCTGTGACTCGTTTTAGTTTGTCTATTGTGTCTTGTGTCCAATTTGGATTGTCTAGGTAGTTGTGTATACCGGGCGAACTAGGACATACCAAAATATGAGACCCTTTCAGTGTTGGTGCTTTAATTTGTATTCCAAACTTCTCAAACCTGTCTGCTTTACAATCTTTTAAGAATCTTGCATGTATTTGGTTTTTACATACACGCCAGTAATGATTATCGGGTTTTAAATTGCTGTTGTCGAATCTTCCAAAGTACGGTGTGTCCGTGAACCAGTACTGATGATTTCGTGCCTCCAACTTCTTAACCATTTCTCTGTTGTTGCCGACAAATCCCCAGAACATAGAATTACTTACAGGGTCTGTTTCGTTGGCGTTGTCTAGTTTCGAGATCTGATCTGGCCAGGACTTTTCTATACCATCAAATACTTCCCAGGCCTTGCTGTTTCTATTTTTAAATGGTGCGTAGATTGTTAGCATCTATAAATTCCGTTAACTGTTGAGCCCATTGGTTATGTCCTTCTGCTGATGGGTGTGGATCGTCTGGACTAGATATTAATTTTTTTTCTTGTATAAATTCCATATGGCTTTTCTCCGGGCTGAAAAAACGACTATGGTCAATAGCATCTGACATTGTTTTAAAATCTTCTATCGAATTGTCAACATAATTTGGTAAAGCATTATACATGACGTATGGAATTTTATTTGCAACGAAATAGTTTTGTAGATCCAACACATGGTCCAAAAATTGCATAACCAATGTGTTCTCAATATCCCATCCTTTTTGTTCTTTGACAAACGGAATATTATCTGCAAGTTTCCATGTTCTCCAGGTCAGATCCATATTAATAATTCTACCTTTTTTCCATCCATCGTTAGTGACATAATCATTTCTCATCATGCTAGACCATCCTATCACAGCAAAAAATTTCTCTGGTTTTTGCTGTTCGCACCATAACTTTGTTGTAAAACTAACACGTTGATTACCACGTCCGCCCATTGCTATGTTACACAGTTCCATCTTATATTTTTCAGCAAGTATTTTTGTGGTAAATGTATCAACTCCGTCTTTTGGTCTCGGCGTGAGAAAACTACATCCGTTTGAAAATAATATCATGATAGTATATTATAACATAATTATTAATAAAATGTCAGTAAAAAATATAAACTCTTTGAGGTATTTCCTCGATCGTTGGGAAATGGTTGATCCCGAGTACAACTACACTGTGCCTTACCATGATTCTATAGATCCAACATTCACTAGTTTACCAACATTTGTTGCTGAGTTTCACGAATGTAAAGTCAACACTTGTCCGTTACTGATGACAAGAGAAAATAAGATGATTACAGAATATGTGTGGCCAATAACCCACAAGAACAAACACAAACCTCACAAGACGCACGGCCTGTGGAAGGAATGGAAGGACGAGATGTCTGTTGAAATGCCTCCGGCTACTGAGTTTTTTCATGAGAGGGACACATACGTATGGTTGCCGATCGATGACGACAGTCAAAACAATCCATGGCACATCTGGATTGACGTTATTTCTAAATTTAGATTGTTGGAAAAAAGATGGTCCACAAATTTTACAAGATACTGTTTTGTTTTGGCCAACCATAGTGCTTATTTTGAAAAAGTGTGTAAAGAATTATTTCCAAATGTTAAGATTGTTGTCATGCCTAAGGGTGCCACTTGGAAATTCAAACACTTGATCGTGCCTAGTATGAGTAACTCAAAAGACGGAGTGATTGTTCCTCCACTTGCGCCATGGTTGCGACATTTCAAAGGTCTCAAAAATCTAAAAGGTGTAACGCCACACAGAAAGATAGTGGTGCTAAGACCTGGAGCAAAAAGTAGGAAATTAGTAAACTCCGATGAGTTATTATTAAAATTAAAAGGATGGGAAACTGTTGCCCTAGAAAAAATGTCAATACGAGAACAAATGAAAACTTTTGCAGAGGCATCGCATGTTGTTGCGGCACATGGTGCAGGGTTAGTGAACTTGTTGTGGTGTCAGCCTGGAACAAAGGTCATAGAGATACAGGATAAAAACATGATACACAAAAAGGTATATCCGTTGTTGTCACACAATCTAAATCTACAGCATAAATTATATTTGGCAGAAGTTGAGCCTATTCCTTTAAAGAACGGAGCAAAACCAAAAGGTATAAAACGTTTCAGTGACATGATCAACTTTAAAATTAACATACCCGAAATAATGGAGCACCTCGAATGAGAATTTCAGTACTGCAGAAAAAACCAACGTTGGTCTTAGAACCATATCCGCATTTCGTAATCGAGAATGCACTTCCACAGGACATATATGATAGTCTCGAAAGAGAATGGCCAAAGGATCAACTGTTAGCGACTGAGCCATTCGACTCGGGCATCTGTCACAGACTAAAAGCAGATGAGATGTTGAAGCCTGGAAAGGTTTCCAGTGCATGGAAAGAATTTACCGAGTACCATACTTCGGCGGCTTTCTACAAAGAAATGGAAGAAGCATTTAGTGATGTTGTGCCTTACATAGAAAATTTAGAGAACACGTTGAGTCCAAGAGGATGGGACAATGGTGATGATTGGATCGGCACTGACTGTCAGACTGTCATGCACAAACCTATCGACTTTAGTTCGAGAACACCACACATAGATAACCCTAGAGAAATCTATGCGGCGTTACTCTACATGCCTTACAAAGATGATCAGAGCACGGGAGGCGAGTTTCAAATTCACAAAACAGATGCAAACATACACGAAGTTAATAAAAACGGTGGCAGGGAAGTAGGCGACAAAGCCGGAGGAATAGTCAAGACAGTTCCATACAAAGCCAACACACTAGTTGCCTTTTGTAATAACTCAACAAACTGTGTGCATAGTGTATCCGCTAGACGAAATGCCATGTTGCATAGAAGAAGTGTGAATATCATTGCTGAATTCAACAGAGCCGCTAAACGTAAAATGTTTGAAGTAAAGGAAAATAGAAGATAATGCTATCCGGCATACACACAACCAAACCAAGGACACAACGATACATAGATGCTTTTGTCAAAGGATCAGGACAAGGAAGGATCTACCATTTCCGTGAATTAAAACTACTGCCTGAAGAAGAGTTAACCATGTATGGAATTCTTGCAGGTTCCGGAGAAATCTATAAGCAGTGCGAAAAAGAAAATAAAAATTTCTATTTCATGGATCACGGATATTTTACGAACGCTCATATCACACCACATTGGTTAAGGATAACCAAAAACAAACACTGTCAAAACATACTACAACAAAGACCCGCAGATCGTTATGAAAAGAATTTTAAACAAGACATAAAGCCATGGAAAAAAGGGAAAAGAATCTTGGTGTTGCCTCCAACAAATGCAATAGGAAATTTCTTCAATGCAACAGATTGGTTAGACACAACTATCAAAATATTAAAAAAAAACACAGATAGAGAAATAGATATAAGAGAAAAACCTTACAACCCAATTGTTGGCAAAGATCATGTTGGTGCAACAGTTAAGATTGAAACTAAAACCGTGAATAAAGGTGAAATAAATTGGAACGATTATCATGCTATGGTCACATATAATTCCAACACCATGGTGGCCAGTCTGACTAACGGCGTCCCGGTGTTCTGCGATGCTGTCAATAGTGCGGCCGCCCCTATTTCTGAAACAGATTTTAGCAAGATAGAAACACCAATATATGGTGATAGGATTGCATTATTTTCAAGTTTAGCGTATAATAATTGGACACTAAAAGAAATGGCAGACGGAACTGCTTGGAGAATGCTCAATGAAGGTTGAAATATTTAGAAGAACTGTTAAAGATCGTAGACGAGGAAATAGTTACGATCTCTTGTATCACTTAAAGGAAGGCATAGAAGCCGCAGGTGATGAAGCAATCATAGTACATGAGCATAGAACTGGACCAACCATAGAAGGAGAAATGACTCCAACTGCTCCCATGGCGGCCATGTTTGGTTATGGTGGCGATAGACAGATGCATCACACAAAAGGAAGACGGAGGGAACTTGCAAATAACTGCAGAGCAAAAAAGATTCCTTTGATCACATTTGATGGTGGCCTACTATCTAGTTTTGGAAATGTGTCAACATCACCCGATCATCACTTCAGGGTGTCTTTGTACACACCAATGAATGACGGTGACTTCTTATCAGATAACAGTCCTAGTGATCGTTGGGAAATGATGGTTAAAAAATTTAAAGTGAGATACGAGCCATGGAGGAAATCGGATCAGGAGGATCCTATTTTATTTGGCCTACAACCTAAAGATAACTGGAGCATGAACGAGCTAGATCCGATAGAATGGTTTAATGGAGTATATGAAAAACTGAGGCCTATAACAGATAGAAAATTTATTGTGAGGCCACACCCAAACAATGTTGCAAGTATTGATTCACGTAGAGACGAACTTCCCGATGATGTGGAAATACAGTTCACGCAGAAACACTTTGCAGGTGATGAGAAAAAGCACTATAGATTTCATTTCCAAGAGGCTT